GCTGGTGACGATGACGGGCGCGTTGAGCGTGCTGCGGATGCGCTCCAGCATCTCGGCCACCATCAGCAGGCGCGGGATCAGCTCCTGCGGCGGGGTGTTGTCGATGCCCAGCTCGGCCGCCTTGTTCGAGGCGGTCAGTTCGGCCAAGCTGAAGTGTTGGGTCAGCTGCATCATGATCTCCTTGTCTGGAATGCCGCCGGCGGCGACTGCTGCCAGTACCTGGCGGTGACGGTCTGCACCAGCGCGATGCTGGCCAGCAGGATCAGGCTGACGGCATCCGGCTCCCAGCTGATCAGCAGCGGGGCGAACGTGGCGAACAGCGCCGAGACGCTAAGCAACCAGAACGACAGCAGGATGGGCAGGCTGGTCTGGGCGTTGGTGCGGGTGGCGCGGCAGAAGCAAGACCAGAGCAGCACGCCGCACAGCAGCTCATGCAGCACCAAGAGGGTGGTGGTGCTCATGGTGTGGGGCCTCCACGCTGGTCGCCTCGCCGCTCTCCCAGCCGGTTGACCAGGTTGACCAGGGCGCCGCGCAGGCCGGCCAGCACCGGCCGCCAGCCGTTGCCCATTGCGCCGATCGCGAAAGCGACCAGGGCCACCGATTCGACCGCTGGAACCTTGTAGGTCGACTCGATCCAATAGGCGGCGGTGACGGCCAGGGCCACCACCCTGACCAGGAAGGCCGCGCCCTGCAGCCGGGTGACGGTGGGCATTGTGGACAGCGGCCACAGCGCGCCGGCCAGGGCCGCGAAGACGATCAGCGCATAGGGGCCGGCCATCGGGCCCAGGACGGCGATCGCGAGCGCGGTGATGCTCAGAGTGCTGGTGCTTGGCTCAGCCATGGGTGGACCTCGTCTTGATGTGCTGGCCGTCCGGGTCGAAGGGATCCAGCAGGTGGCGGGCGATGTACCATGCCGCGATGCCGCGCCAGCCGGTGTCGAGCACGAGGCGCTCCAGGCGCTTGCTGAACGTGTATTCACCCTTGCGCGGCCAATCCCAGCTGATGAAGGCCAAGAGCGTGTAGTTCAGTACCACGTTGAGCGCCAGCGCCGGCAGCGCGGCCACCAGGCACACAAGCCACCAGCCTCCCCGTTGGTACTGGATGCCGATGGCGAACAGCACCCACAACAACGGGATCGAGAGCAGCAGCGCGGTGATCATGTGCCACCTCGCACAATGGCGCGCAGGGCGGCGATCTGGTTGTCGAAGGCCTTCAACTTGACGTAGGCCGGCAGCTGCGCGAGCTGCTCGGGCGTGGCCTGGGCTTCGAGGCTCATCAGCATGAACTCACGAGTGGCGCGCGGCATGAGGTTGGCCACCTCGAGGCCGCGGATCTGCGCCATGGCCTCAGCCTTGGCGTCGCGCTGGGCAGCGTGGGCGCTGGCCACCTGGTCGGGCGTGAGGGCGACCATGTTGGGCCGCACCAGGTGGTCCTGGCTGCCGTCGTCTTCGAAGGCCCAGATGGTGCCGTCAGGGGTCTGGTAGAACTTCATGTCAGCGCAGCTCGAACCACTTGCTGATGGAGCCGGCGACCAGGCCCACCGAGTAGGTGCTGCCCGCCGGGATGATGGCCGACAGATTGACCACCGCTCCGGTCGCCGTGACACCGGTCTCCATGATCTTGACGCCGTCCACCGTCAGGTTGATCTGCTCGGACGCGGCCGTGCCGGTGAACACGGACAGATGGATCGGCCGGCCGGTGCTGTTGGTGTAGGTGGTCGCCGCCGATCGCGACGCCGTAAGGTCGCGCCACTTCCAGCCAGGGTTGCCGATGCCACCGAGCTCGGCCAGGCGGCACTCGACCGGAACCGCACCCCAAGCGCCGGCGGTCGTCTGGTTGCTGCGCACGGCTGCCAGCAGGCGCATGGCCACGCTGCTGCGCGACGTGGTGCTGTAGATGGTGCTGTCGCTGTCAGCGGCACCGGCGCCGCCCTCGGCCGTGGTCGAGCCGATGAAATGGTCGCCATAGTAGGAGCCGCTGATTGCCAGCTCGATGGTGCCGGAGTTGTCCAGGGCGTAGATGTAGAGCCAGGCGTCCACGCCGCTGCTGGTACCCAGCGTGCTGCCGTTGCTGACCACCAGAGTGGCCGCTGCGGTGAGCTTGCGCACCACCACAGCGCCACTGGTGAGGGTGGCCGAGCGGAAGGGCATGCTGACCGGCGCAGCCGAGGTGCCATCGGCGCCTGCGGGCGTTTTGAGGCCGATGGTCAAGGCGCTGGAACCGACGCTGAAGGTCAACGCCGGCTGGTCGATGCCCAGCAGGCTGCGGGCTGCGGCACGGTCGGTGCTGTCGGTGCCCAGGTTCTCGGCGATGAACCCGCGCAGGTTTGTCAGGTTGGTCTTTTGCTGTGCCTCGGTGGTGGCCGCATCTGTCAGCGATGCAGCGCCCGTGGATGATGGGAGGGTAAAGGGCATTTCAATATCCTTTGAGGTATGCGTCCACGGTCGCGGACACTGGGTTTCCAGAGATGTCGAGGGCTTGCACAAGAGGGCCGGTGGCCAGCTTGTCAGTCCAGCGCGCGGTGACGGCGCTGCCACCGTCCTGCTGCACGGTGAGCTGGATGTTCTTGATCGCGCGGAAGGTCTGCGCCAGCGTCAGACGCGACCCACTGGCCGACACCACCGCGTTGTCGATGTAGTCCTCCACCGTGGGCACGTCCAGGTAGGGCGTGAAGGTGGCGATAACGCCCTGCGTCGGTCCGGCGCTGGTGATGACGCGCAGCTCGATGTACTCGCCGGCGACGACATCGAGGGCCCCTGGCCACGGTGTCCAGGCGCTGGTCAGCGCGGCCCAGAAGGTGGCCGGGTCGCTGGTCCAGAAGGTGGCGGCGTCGCTGGTCCAGAATGGGCCGCTGCTACCGCGGCGCATGTCGATGCTGACCACGTCCCCGCTGATCGACGAGTCCAGCACCAGCAGCCCCGGCGCGCTGGGGCCGATGGCGCAGGTGTAGGTCATCTGCGCGTAGCTGGTGGCGCCCCAGTACAGCGCAGCGTCCCCCGCAAAATGCAGGTTGGCGTCTCCGGCCCAGAACAGCGTGCCGGTGCTGTCGGCAACCAGCTGCCCGGCCACGATGCTGCCGTTGACGATGGTGCCCTCGAACAGCGGCGCCTGTGGCCAGGACTCCAGCGTGTTGCCGGCCAGGCTGTACGTGCTGGTGGCGGTGACAGTCGCCGGCACGGTGGACTCGTTGCCGCTGGTATCGACCGCCACCACCATGTAGGTGTACAGCCCGCCGAGGTTGCCAGGCATGGTGTACGGCGGGTCGGTGATGACACCCTCGTGCAGCGCGAAGCCACCCGCCCAATTGACGGTGCTGCCGGCGATCGCACGCACCCGGTAGCCGGCCAGATCGATGGCGCTCACCGGCGGCCAGCTGAGCACCTGGCCGTTGATGGCCAGGCTGTCGACATCCGGCGGCGGCTCTGTCTTGCCGAGCACCTGGTGGGAGACGTGCGCGCTCCAGTCCCCGACCGCCAGCCGGGCGCGGGCGCGGGCGCGGACCAGGTAGTAGACGGCGTCCTGCACGTCGGTGATGACGGCCTGCGTCTCGTTGCCGGAGATCTGCACCGAGGTCCACTCGCCGGCGCTGATCGCCTCGCGGTACTGGACCTCGACGCTGCCGCCGTCGGTGACGGCCGAGTCCGGCACGGCCGGCCAGCTGACGCGCATGCGGCTCTTGACCGTGCCGTCGGCCTGGCGCACCAGCTCGCTGGTGCCGCTGCTGATGGTGAGCGGGCCGATCTGGGGGACATACCACGGGCTGGGCAGCGTCGTGTTCGCCGCCCCGCCCTGCGCCTGGAACGCGGCGTCCATGGTGGTGATCGAGCTGGCGGTCTCCTTGAGCGTGAGCTGCAGCTGGCCGTCGGCGGACCAGGTGCGGCCCAGGACCTGGAAGGCCTTGGCCGACCAGCCGTAGCGGGCCAGCGTCAGGGTCACGTTGTCGAACAGCTCCAGCGGGTAGGCGCGCAGCTTGAACGGGATGGTGACGGTGAGCGGGTCGCGCGCGTCGCGCATCATGATGCCGGCGACGTGCAGGGCCTGGGGGGCGTACCCGATGGCCGCATAGGTGACGGACTGGGCCAGCGTGGCGCCGTCGGCCGTGACCAGCGCCGCGTCGGTCAGCGGTGACAGCGTGACCTGCTTGTAGGCCTGGGCGGCGTCCCAGATCTGCACGTTGACCGTGTTGACCTTGTCCACGCGCGGGCGGTGGGTGCTGATCGCGATCGGGCTGCTGGTCTGCTGCTCGCCGCTGCGCTGCACGACGGCGAGATCCGCGTCCGTCAGCGCCATGACGGGCTCGGTCCACACGCCGGCTTTCAGGTACAGCTCGCCGCCGGCGAAGGCCCACGAGCCTCCCATGGACTGCGCCAGGTCGTCCAGCACATCCTTGGCGGCGGTGCCGAACGGGACGACCAGGGCGGACTCGTACAGCGCGCGGGTCTCGGTGGCGGTGCCGACGGTGTAGGTGGTGCTGGTGTCGCAGGCGTTGGCCGCGGTGATGATGCGGTCGTCCTCGTCGGCGGTGACGGTCGCCTTGCCGAACCAGGCGTGCTGGTAGACGTGGCGCATCTGCAGGGCCGGGTTGGCGGACCAGGCCGTCACCGGCACGACGGCGGCGCTGGTGGTGACGGTGTTGGCCTTGGGGCGGGTGCCCTGCACCAGCTGGGCGTCGCCGATGTAGATCTGCTCCCCGGAGGAAAAGGTGCCGTAGCCGCCGATGAACACGTCGATCGAAGTGTCGATCGAGCGCGTCGTCAGCGTGACGCTGAACCGCTGCATCGTGGTCGTGACGTTGATGTTGCTGACAGTGTCGGCATAGGACACGTAGGCGCCCTGCACCGAGCGGGCAATCAGCGCGATGCTCACCGGCGAGGGTGCGGCAAGCCAGACGCTGAAGGTGTAGGTGGTGCTGGCATCAGCGGCCACCGACTGGCTGACATAGCCGTCGCCAGTGCTGGTGATGTGGTCGGCCGTGAGGCTGCCGTCGAAGTTGGCCTGGGTGTTGGTGGCGGTGACAGTGCAGTTGGGC